GTTGCAATAAGTTTATTACCTAGATTATCTAAAGACCAAAGTCCAGGTGCAGTTACAATATCTCCAGATGCTGCAGCGTTCCATGCAAAAAAGTTTGATGCATCTGTTACTGTTGCACCTGATGAATGTGATGCTGCTGTTGTACCTGAAGCACCTCTAGTTAAACCAGATAATGTTCCGCTATTATTATTAGCTGTATAAGTAATTAGCTCTGTTCCAATTAACACCGTACCTGATGATGGAAATGAAGATGAGCTGGCCATTGTTAAACTTGTAACACTAGCATTTATTGCTGATGATAATGTAGATGTAAACTGACCTGCTTGTTGTCCGCCCCATGATCCAAGAGACCAACCTGTAGATGCAACCTCAACAGCTGGTCCAACGGGATAGTAATGTTGAACTCTAATACCACCTGATGTTGTTGCACCAGATCCAGACTCGTTAGATTCCATTTCTATTGTAAGAGTTGTGCTTGTTGGTATTGAAGTTACCATAAATTTTTTATCATCAAAATTACCAGATACAAAATCAGAATTAGTTATCGAAGTAAAATTATCTAATAATATTATATCAAATTTATTTATATTGTGATCTGAAGAAAAAGTTAAAGTTACAGTTTTTGATCCATTAGTTGTGCTAAATGCATTTGTTAAAGTAGTTGTAGCTTTGATAGGATGTATGTCATAAAATATACCACCAGAGTATGCGTATAAAATTCTATTAGTTCCTAAGATAGCATACTTGATACCTGATGTATTTACAAAGTGATGAATGGCTGTTGCTCTACCTGTTATCTGAACAGATCCTAATTGTGACCAACCACCTATTTTTTCAGGTGTGCCATATCTAAAACGAACGTTATCACCATTAACCCACTGGCTCTCACCTCCTGTTGATGTAACTTGTTTATTAAATCCTGGTGCAAATTTTACTTTTTGTAACATACAAAACCTTTAATAATTAGGCGAGAGATGGTTGTGGTGGTGTCTCCCGCCAAATTATTATATACAATATTATTTAGGTAATTTAAAGCCTTTATACCATGCAGGCAACCCTAAAAATGGTCTTTTATCGTATAGGTTTTCTTTAGCCATTTTAGATCCAGCTTTATTATAATGCAAAAATACTTGCCCACAATTTTTCCCTATAAACTCCTCTCGCCAATGTTCTAAATCGCAGCCAGAATATATTAACATATCACCTGGATTTAAATTTATTTTTATACCAGCTTGTCCTTGTTTACCTGTAGGATCTAAATATATTGGCCAATCATCACCACCTAAATTTAAAGTTGTAGATATTTCACAAGAATATCTATCTTTGTGTCTAGCTAAAATATCACCTTGTTTATATATTCTTGCATAAGAATATGTTTCAGATAATTTTAATCCTGTATGTTTTTCCATAACAGGTTTTACTTTTTGTAGTAAAGTTTCCATTACCATATCACCATAATGTGAATAAGTATTTGGAACTTGTTCATCATTCCAAATACCAAAGTATTCTGTAAATGGAGATATGTATTTTTGATCAAATAAAAATCTTGCAACTTTTCTTTTATTTAAAAAATATGCAAAACAAAAATCTGCCATCTCTTTTGATATGGCATTTTTTAAAACACTATATTTATTTTTTTGGAACACCGATTTTTTTAATGACATTTTTCCCTTTCAATTGCATTTTAGATTTTATAAAATTATCTATAAAATTAGGTTTGTTTTTTAAAGTATTACTCTCTAACATAGTTTTTATTACTGCTCTTTTCATATCTTTATTTTGCATGTTTCAATACAGTATTAGGTATTGCCTGACAATTCCAGTGAATAAATCTAAATGGTTCATATCCCATATCTACGATATATTGATGTGGCATATACGATGGAAAAAATATCATTCTACCTGGTTTAACTTTATAATGAATTTGTGAACTTGCATATGTGACTTTTGATTTATCTTTTTCTGGTAAAAGATTCATAATGTTGCCAGGTCTTGGATCTTCAAACAATGGCATGGATGTTTTTTCACTTGCTTTTAAGAAATAAAAACCAGACATATGTCCATTCCAATGTGTGTGTAACGTATGATGTCCTCCACCTTTTTTAGCAAATTCTTGAACCCACATTTCTGTAATAAATATTGTATAATTTTTTAAATCAAATCCCATTTCCTCTAATAGGTTATGTGCGGTTGCACCAATATAATCCTGTAACTCTTTAAATTTAGAATCACCAATTAAAGATGTAGAGTGAAATACATGACCCATATCACCTTTATCACCAAATTTTTTATTTCTTTTATCTATTGTTTGTTTTAAATTTTTTTGAGCTTGTTTTATATATTTATCAGATGATTTATTTAATTTTTTAACAAACTTGGGTTCGTCTGCCCACCATATAGGACATTTAAAATATTCTTCTAAATTTAATTGTTTTGGGAAACTCATTTAAACGGCCATCCTAAATTCCATATTACTAAACTTTTTCTTTCACCTTTTTTTACTGGACATACTCTATGCCATACAAATGAAGGAAATACAACTAAAGATCCTTTAGGTAATATTTCTGTGCATTTACGTATTTGAGGTTTTTTATCAGGGTCTTTATTTCTAAAGTCAAACTCTAATTCACCACCTTTATANTCTTTAGGATCAGATAAACTAACAGTTACAGATAACTTTCTAATTTTACCATGATCGGGAGAGTTTGGATTATCTCTAAGATATGGTCTATCCCAACTATCACAATGCCAATCATAAAATTGACCTTTTTCATATTTTGTAAATTGACATGCCTCTGAAAAACTCCATTCAAAATTCCAACCAGCACTAAGATTTGCTTGATGAATATATGGTTGTATTTCTTTATAAATCCACCTATCACTCATCCAAACAATATTAGAATCTCTTTTTTGTTTTAAATTTTTTATTTGTTTTTGATTTAATTTTTTACCATCACCATAACCACCTGTAACTGCCATTTGATCTTGAAGTTGTTTACCATACTTTGCAATATCATCACAAATACGACTAGGAATAGCTGATTGAAAGTACCAATAATAATTTGTTAAATTCATATTCTTTCTTCTACCACAATAAATTTAATATATCTATTTTTAAGAAATAGTCAAGGTTCCAGACACAGTGAATTTAGCAACTTTACAACCTCCAGCNGGTGCTGGCAATGTTGTTAGACTATTAGTGCCTGGTGAAACTGATGCACATACACTTGCTGGAAATCTTGCTATTACAACTCCTGATCCACCGGTTCCTATTGGATTACTTGAATTATTATTTTGTCCAGCTCCACCGCCACCTGTATTGGCTCCACCATTTTGACCACCAGGTTCAGAAGCTGGNGATCCTCCTCCACCACCTGCTCCTCCAACTCCNTGATTATTTCTACCACCACCTGCACCACCACCAGCGTAAGAAGCACAATCATTTGCAATATTATTAGGCGCACCTGCACCACCTGCACCACCTATGTACTGAGGACTTGTCGGGGAAGCGGATGCTGTTTCTCCTGCTCCAGTGGCTCCACCACCTCCACCTGCTTCTCCACCTTGACAAACAAATTGACTTCCTGCACCACCAGCGTTACCTTGTGGTGGATCTACTGGAGGTGTATTACCTGATCCTCCAGATTGATTACCAGGATTTTTATGACTTCCTCCACCACCGGAACCTCCAGATGATCCTGCACCATTACCACCACCGCCACCACCTCCAGCTGAAGTAAATTTATCTGTACCCTCTGTACCACAAACATTAAATATTGAATTACTACCATTAGTTCCATCTGAATCTGCTGAACCAGCTGCTCCACCTCCACCTACTGTTATTACATAACTTCCTGGAGTTGCTTCTANACTATCAGCTTGTAAAGGACTTGGACCAAACCCAGAAGCNCNATAACCTCCAGCTCCTCCTCCACCACCATGTCTAGAATTAGGTGTNGCTGGACCTGCTCCACCACCTCCGGCACCACCAGCAACAACTAAATAATTTAAAGCAGGAATAAGTCTTGGCCATGTTCCTTGTTGCAATGCTCTTAATTGAGTTTTTAAATTCCATACACCACTTGCCTTATTTAATTCTTTTACTATAACTATACCTGATCCACCTGCTCCACCTGCTCCAAAATTACCTGATCCAGCATTTTTACCGCCACCACCTCCACCGCCACCACCAGTGTTAGTTGTACCTGCTGTTCCGTTTGCAGTGCTAGTTCCACCTTGTCCACCTGCACCACCTCCTCCTGTGCCTCCACTTCCCGCTGGTGCTGTAGGTCCTGGTGACCAACCGCCACCCCCTGCACCTCCAGCATAAACTCCACAATTTGGAGTACATGCTATAATAGGGCTTGTATCTAAACCTGCACCACCTGCACCACCTGGATTTGCATTAGTTGGAGCTCCACCACCATCATCTCCACCCGCTGCACCTGCTCCGCCACCACCTTTTCCACCTCTACCTGATCCTCCACCTGCTGCATTTGATTGAGGTGCACCTGATGCTCCACCAGCGACTGCACCTGGACCGCTTAATCCACCACCTCCTGGAACACAACCAATACTTGATGCTGATCCTGCTGATCCAAGTCCTTCACCCGTAGATGCAGATGGAGGTCCTCCAGATCCACCAGCACCCACTGTTGCAGTAAAAGGTCCACATACATTTATTTCACACGTAGCTATTCCACCACCACCTGCTCCACCACCACCTTGTGATGAAAAACCTACATTACCACCACCTCCACCGCCAACAATTACTGCTTGAACTACTCTTGTTCCTGCTTGTGTAGTTACTGTGCCTGTGGATGTTTTAGTTGTAACAGTGCACTTCCCAAAGGAAGTTTTATTTGTTTTACCGATTATACCGCCATTGGTTCTTGGCATTTAGTGTCTCCTATTCGGACACCCAAGCTGAGCCATTCCAATTGTATTTGGTAGGTGTTTCCGATGTATCGTTTGATTTAGTTGCTTCCCAACCTGTATTGTTGTTAGCTTTATATTTTGTTTCGTTCCAAGAAATATTATATCTCCAAACACTAGGATCTTGACCATCATCAGTTACTGATGGATATGTGATTGGTGCTTGCCAATCGTCACTAGCATCTAATGACCATGAAGCATAAGGTTGTCGTGATATAAATTTATTTTTTACAGGATCATAAACCATTCCTATACCTGCATATTGTTTTCTAAAATTATTATTGTAAGAGGTTTGTTTCCATATTCCACCTTTAAAAAAATTAATACACCATGTTTCTCCATCAACATGCATATCATTATCTCCTAATGGTCCTGCTGCTGTGTCGATATCGTTGCCTACAACAACAACTCTTTGTACTACTTGATGTGAATCTGACGTAAATCCTGTAGGNTCTGTCATTGCTTTTANTTCTGCGAAATGTGCCATTTTNTTTACTCCTTAAAAGTTATTTTATATTTTAATTTTAACTTATAGTCAATGTCCCTGATACTGTAAATCTAGCTACTTTATCATTAGTTGGACCTACACAAGCACTTAACGTATTTGTATCTGGTGCAACTGCTGCGCATGTAGATCCTGGCATTCTAAGAACAACAACACCTGAACCACCATTTCCTCCTTGTCCATTACCAGCACCTGAAGGTCCGCCTCCACCTGCTCCTGCTCCACCGCCACCACCAGTATTTGCTGTACCAGCGTTTCCATTAGAGCCAAAATTTCCACCAGCACCGCCGCCACCAGATCCAGCAGCACCTCCTTGAGAACCTGTTCCTTGAGGTGTTATAAAGTATGATGCTCCACCACCACCGCCACCACCAGAATAAGTTACATCAGAACCAGTTATAGAATTAGGTAAACCATTTCCACCAGCACCACCATTTTTATTTCCCGGTGCATTACCTCCAGCAGCACCAGCACCACCACCGCCACCACCACCAGCACCACCTGGAGCTGGTCTACCATCTCCACCATCATTACCTTGTTTACAAGCTAATCCTGGTGAACTAAATACAGTGCAACCTGATCCACCGCTAACAGTAAATCTACCGCCACCACCAGATCCCCCAGACTGTGTTCCACCTCCACCAGCTGCAGATGTTATATAAGAGATTGATGATAAACTTCCATTAGCACATGATGGAGTCGCAGAACTTGGAGGTCCTGATCCACCTCCACCAATTGTGACCGCATGAGGTCCTGGTTGTAAAAATAATTTTGTGCCACCTGGAAAAGATGATCTATAACCACCAGCACCGCCACCACCACCTTC